GCTGAAGAAATGGCTAAAAAGAATCAAGAAATTGCAGCAAAAGAAGTTGAAGAGGCAGCAAAAGCAGCAGAGCAAAAAGCAACTATTGAACAGCAATATAGAGATTCAGTTGTGGCTTTATCTGAGGGTATATTTGCAATTTCAAATAGTCTAGGTAAACAAGACGAAAAGTCAAAAGAGGAAAGAGCAAAGAGACAATTTAATATTCAGAAAGCCATGAATTTAGCGATGGCTGTTATTGATGGTCATAAAGCAATTACAGCTTCTTTGGCTCAGTCACCTATTGCAATTGGACCTGTACCAAGTCCAGCGGGTATTGCTTCGTTAACTTTTGCGATTGCCACAACAGCGGCTAATATTGCAAAGATAGCAAGTGCTAAATATGGCGGTGGTGCTTCAGGTGGTGGAGGTGCAACTGCTCCAAGCGGTGGAGGTGGAGGTGCTATGCCTTCAATGGGTGGAATGCAACAAGGCCCACAAACGCCACAAATGAACTTAAATAATTCACAAGAACAAACAGCTCAAAGCAATTCAAAGCGTGACAAAGTTATGGTTGTAGATTATCACGATATACAAGATAAGGGTAATGAGTTGCAAATGATGAATAATAAAGTTACTTTAGCGTAATGAAAGTATTTAAAATAAAAGGTAATGAATACCAGTTGCGTAACCTTGGGAGTGAGGTTACGCTTAATGAACTAGCTAAGATTAGTGCTATATTAGAAAAGGAAGGTGATAAGGACCACACAGAACGATGGTTAGAGGTTTTATCTATTCTTGGAAGTAAAGAACTAGTAGAGGTGATTCCATTGAAACTATTTGGCGAGGCAATCCAATCCGTTCAAATTACTGAGGTAAAGAATGAAATACAACCTACCTTTGAAGTGAACGGTAGAGAATACGCTTGCGAGTTAGAAGATGGTAAGTTGTACCTATCAGCTCAGGATATAGCTAAAATAGAAAACCTAGCCCGTAAAGGTGGAGCGTGGGGAAACAAAGCGTTTGCAGTTGTGTACAAAGATACTCAGCTGACAAAGACCGAACACTATACGGATGCTCACATTGACCACAAAGCAAATCTATTTGGTGAGTTTGTAACAGCTGATATTGCAAGCCCAGTTATATTTGATTTGTCTAAGCAATATGTTGAACACGTTCAGCTACTTATAGATGCTGCTGACAAGACAGTATAAAGAAATAAACTCCGAAACTTTAGAGGGTGTATTTGATAAGATGATACACCTAGTTTCGATTGTTGATGATTTAGATCCTTTAGACGTTCAAGAATGGAGGGTAAATAAATTAGTTAATGCTTACTCAGTAGCTCAAACAAAAGTAAAAATATCAGATAGGCATTCAGAAAATATAACCATTGACAACGTAACTTTAAAGTTACAATCATTCAGCACGTTAACGCTTCGACAATTCATTAATTTAGAGGATTACGTTTCTAAAGGATTCACTCAAAACATTTCACATATAGCTGCAACGATTTACCTAGCTGAAAGTGGAGGCGGTATGCACGATGTAATTATAGAAGATTACAAGAATGTGAATGTCGATTATCGAAGTCAGTTAATTGATGAGTTACCAATCAATCAAATTTTAGGAGCTTGTAAAAAATACAATAAATTCAGAGAAACTTTTTTTAATAGCTATGAATTATTTAGTGATCCATATGCAGATGTTAAAGTCGAAGAACTTAACGAAGAGGAGAAAGCTGAGTTTGAATTAGAAATGAAAACAAGGGCAAAGCAAGGAGATAATCAATGGATGGTTGTTTTAAATATGCTTTCAGATTTCGATATTACAAAATTCAACGATGTGCTAGACCAAAATCTTTATTTAGCATTTAACCAATTATCTTACATAAAATCGAACAAATAAGTTTTTTCTACATATATAGTTGTATGTCAGAAATTGCGACTTATTATGTTACGTTAAAACCAATTCGGGAGGGTGCTATGCCAGCTTTCGGATGGAAGAATATTGCCTATGTAAACGATCCTGCGATTGAAGAGGTTGGTGTATATTTAAACGCACACGATCCAAGAATAGTTGCAGATGAATTAGTACAAGCTAAAATATTAGAGTACCTTAAAACGGTTGGAATAGTTAAACCTAGCCATTGGATTGAAGTAACGGAGGAGGAATATCTTTCTAAGCGTGAGATTAATCTAGGTGTTGAAGATTCAGAAAGTTACAACGATTTCCAAAAGAAGGGTGGCGGTGGTCAATGGCTTGTTCGTTATGAATACAAAGGACCAAATGACGATAAGACTCGTTCATTCTGTTCAGAAGTACTTTCTTTAGGCAGACTTTATACTGAGGAAGAAATAACAAACGGTTTATCCAATCCTGAGTTTGGTAATTATTCTATATTTGATTATAAAGGATCATATGGATGCAGACACGTATGGAAGCGTCAAATCTATTTTGAAGATTACGAAGATGATGAAGTTAGGCGAGTTGGATTCGTTCCGCAAGTTGTAGCTAGGTTAGACGATTACGAAGCAACAACATTAAACGCTTACTTATCTAAGGATGAGTTAATGCAAGTTTGCGCTCCATTGCTTGTCCCAGATAAAGATATATTCAGAGACGATGAGATAGGTCGCTATAATATGCGCTTTTCTTCTGAGACAATTAAAGAGATGCATGAAATCGCATTATCAAACGGCACACTAGAGAAAGATGATTTATTTAAAGATACGCATAAAGGCGGTGTTGCACCTTCGTATGTTTTGGATAGTTGGATTTCAGAAAGTGCAGATGATAAGGCTTATACTCAATATGGATTTGACCAAAGTACATTACCATTCGGAACGCTATTTGTTTTATCACAAGTAACTGATAAAGGCTATTGGGAGAATGAAATCAAAGCAAATAAAAAACACGCTTATTCAATAGAAGCATTAATAAATTTATCAATAATTAAACTATCAAAAATGGAGAAAGAACAAATCTTGCTTCCTGATGGCGAACACTTAATTAACGGTACAATCTACGTTGTAAAAGATGGCGTAGTTATCGAAAAGAAAGAGGTTACAGCTGAACAGGAAGAAGTAATTGAGGAAGTTGCAGAGGCAACACCTGAAGTAATGGCAGATGTGCCAGTCGAAGAAATCGTAACACCGACTGCGGTTGTAGAAGAAGTTGCACCAGTTGTTGAGGATGACAGATTGGCTAAACTAGAAGCAGCTCAAGAAAGTCTTATGAGTGAAATCGCAAAGTTAAAGAGTGAATTAGAAGCACCATTATTAGAGGAGCTTCCAGTAGAGATGTCAGATAATCGCCCAATGTGGAGACGTATTTCAGACAGTATAAACACAATTAAAAACCAAAAATAAAATGAGTAAAGTAAACGAATTGTCGGTAAAATTATACGGACAAACAATTAATCTTTCTAAGGAAGATTTCAAGAACGCAAAGAAAGCGTTTTTTGATCCAACAACAGTTGAAGGTAAAGCTATTGAAATGGCTATGACTGTTGACGCATCAGCAGATTACACAACAAACGCTACTGAGTACTTCCGTAGAGCAATGATTGGAGACGAGAAAACTCGTTCAAAGTTCCGTCAGTTGTTAGGAGTTAAAGACCGAGTTAACTTGGGTGGTGTTGATGTAACTGGTGTTACAATCAAAGCTGGTTCATGTGATCCTGATTTTGATAACACTGAGCTTTCACAAAAAGAATATGAGGTTAAGCCTTTGATGTATTCAACTCTTTTCTGTGTTGCTTCTTTGGAAGAGTCATTTGTTTCTGACCAATTGGCTAGAGGTTCAAATGAGTTCAATCAGAACTTCGCTTTCATGAATTTCTTTTTTGACAAATTAGCTGAAGAGTTAACTGAGCAAATGGAAATCATCACATTTACAGGAACAATTGCTGCAAATGGTGTTGATGGATTAGAGACGTTAATGGCTGCTGATGCAAACATTATTGTACCAACAGCTGGTAATGGTGGTGTTGCTTCTGCTATTACTGATGCAAACGTAATTGCTAAATTAAAGCAAGCACGTAACGTATTGCCTAAAGGTGTTCGTAGACGTAGAGATTTCGTTTATATCGTTTCTACAAATGTTTACGATGCTTTAGCTGATGCAGTAGCTGACAACAAAGCGAGTGGATTGTACTATATTGAGAATGTTACATTGACTTTCCAAGGTACACCAGTTTACCGAGCTGATGGCGCATCTGATAACGTAATCATCGCTACTTATTGGGATAACCTGGTTAACATCATGGACCTTATGGATGAAGAGCTAGGATTCAACATCGTTGACTTTATGAAGACTACATTGTCTCGTAAGATTGGTGTTCGTGTTGATTTCAAATTCCAACCATCTTATACAAACGCTGAAGAGATTTACTTCCATACATTCTAATTAACGGGGGTGTAAAAGCCCCCTATTTTTTAATCATTTAATATAGAAAGATATGGCAATTTGTGGCCCATTAGTGGGAATACCTAAAGACTGCGGGGACAATAACCTCGGAGCGATTAAACGTGCGCTTATCGGATCGTTTGAAGATGTAACGGGACTTACTGTTACAGCAACTTCAGCACCTGATACCGATGGCGAAGTAACAGCAATTGACCGAACTGTCGGTACTAAATTTGAAGATTTCCCTTTACCGAAAGATACTTCAATGTTTAGCCAAGAATGGACTGGTGACCTTGTAGCTGACACACATTCTTATACTCAGACTGTTGAGTTAGGATTCAGACGAATAGATTTAAGAAAGCGTAACGCTATCAGCTTACTTGCTGCTGGTCGAAGAGATTTGATAGCAGTTGTTCAAGATAACAACGATGATTGGTGGATGCTTGGAAGTGACCAAGGATTGAGATTATCGGCTAACTCAGCAGCAACTAATAACACTCGTGCAGCTGGTCAACAGATGCCTGTTACATTGACTTCAGAAAATGAGCGTCATATGTTGTACAAAGTGGATGCAGATATAGTTGAAGCTTTGCTTATCGCAGCGGTTTAAAATTAATTTGCATGAAAATGAGGGGTTTGTCAAACAAGCCCCTTTTTTTGTACATATAAAGTAATGAGTAATTTTGTCATAGAAAAGAATACTGTTAATAATATTTGTGTTACGCTATCAGAGCGTTCACAATTACTCGATCCGTATTATCTAATAGTGTTTACAAATAAGTTTGATTTAGATGGCGCAACTGTTAGCTGTTCACTTCAGGCTACTTCAAATATTAGATACGATTTAATAGTTATAACTGAAACAACTAATGCTGTTGGTTTGGATGGCGAGGTTTATTTAATTGAAGGTGAATGGTCATATAGTGTATATGAAAGCTCTGAGCCTACGTTATTAGTTGAAGAAACTACGGGCAGAATTTTACAGAAAGGTTTTATTGTCGTAACGACACAAATAGGAAATTAATATGGGATGGTTTAGTAAGGATGTAATACCAACACCAAAGGTAGAGAATAAAGAATTAGAATGTTTCCGGACAATCAACACTGAGGGCTTGGATTTATCGCAGCCTTTAGTTGATGATTACGTTAACAGAACTGGTGGCGTTTGGTTTGGAGAATCAAATCTTTACCCTCAGATTTTAAACCAATTATACATAAGCGCACCAATGCACCAAGCGTGTTGTAACTTTAAAAAGTACAGCGTAATTGGGAATGGTTACGAATGGAATGATTACGATAACCTAGATGTAGCTGAGAAGATAGCAATAAAGCAATTTGAAACGATGTCTAAGTTTAAAAAGTCTAGTGAAAATGTTGTACTAGATTTCGTTAAGCATGGTCGAGTAATTGCGATTATACACTATTCAAAACAGTATAAGAAATACACCCATTTCAAGTTAATTGATCCTGAGAATATCAGAAATTCACAAGTCGGATTGTTTAACGATACACCTTCAAACTATTTCTATTCAAGAGATTGGACTAGGTCAACAAGTCAAATGATATTTACACCTTATAAAATAGGCAACACAGACGAGTGGCAAGTATTGGAGCTTAAGAATTTAGTAGGTGGCTTCAGAGCATACGGTATGCCTGATTGGGTATCTTCGGCAAACTGGCAAAAGGTAGGGGCTGATATAGCTTTACTTCATAAATCAGCTATTGAGAATGGAATACAGCCAAGCGTAATTTACAAATATCCTTACATCATGTCGCCCGATGAAAGAGATGTTTGGACAGCTGGAATGCGTCAAAATGCTAAAGGAGCTAAGAACTACGGTCGTGCTATGAAAGTTGAAGCAAACGGTAAAGACAATTTACCTGATGTTGAAGTTGTAAGCACAACAGACAATCATGCTTTATTTGAACAAACAAGCAAGGAATATAAAGAAGAGGTCGCAATTAGTCACAATCTTAACCCCGCATTAATGGGTGTAAGAGTTGCTGGTTCTTTAGGAGCGACTGAAGAGATTGAGTTTAGTGCTGAACAGTTTAAGAAGTTGTGGGTAAATTCTAACCGAGAAACGATACAAGACTATCTTAACGAACTAGCTACTATTTGCGGTGTACCTTGTGAGCTTACTATTAATGAAACGGATATACTTACTATTAAAGAAATGTTAGACGGTGGAGTTGTTGCAACAAATGGTGAGCCAGTAGCAACTGACAAAGAAGCCGAAGCAAGAGCGCAACTGAAAGGAAGTGTCGGAGGTGTTCAAGGAATTATTCAGATTCAAACATCTGTTGCACAAGGACTGACAGATAGAGGCTCTGCAATTGCTTTGCTTGAGTTAATTTACGGATTCTCAAATGAAGAGGCTACACGTTTACTTGGTAACGTACAAGAAGGCGCAATTGCACCACCTTCTGCACCACAAGCTGAACAATTAGCTGATACTGGTAACGCAACACTCAGAGGACTAAGCGCAAAGGATAACATGGATATGATGAGAATCATGAGAGATTTCTCAAAGGGTAGATTAGCTGAGCCTTTAGCACGAACACGTTTAGCAGCATACGGAATAGACCAAGATACTATTAACCAATTACTCGCAGCAGAATGATTTACTTTGTAACTGAAGCCTTTATAAAGGACAAAACACACATAACTCAAAACGTAGATGCAAAGGACTTAGCACCTTACATCCCGATGAGCGTAAAAGTTTATATTGAGAAGATTCTAGGTTATACGTTTACTCAGGATTTGCTAGTTAAATTCAACGCTGGTACAACCGATGCACTAGAAGATGAGTTAATAGAC